CATATGATCTAGGGGGTATTACAAAATCATTTGGGGTAATTATAACATAATTATATCCATACATTTCGCAAGTTTTAACTGCCAATTCATCATCTACTTCTACTGCTATCATTGCTGGATAATCATCTGCTTCCAAAAGACCGATATATCTATCTGCATCGTCTTTGTCTTCAAAAAGATATAAGGCCTTTTCTCCGTCATCATCAATTACTGAATATGCACCTTCATCTTCCTTTCCCTTAATTGCAAGCAAATGCATCATTCTACTTCCAAAGCTTCTTTATAAACATCTCTAAGTAGTTTTTTGATCATAGTTTTATCTAAATCAAATTCCGATTCTTCTACATATTTATCTAAAATTGATAATGTATCTTCGGCAGAAATTTCTTCACAATTAACATTTTCATCATTAATATCGACAATTTCTACTACTTTCAAATCTAATGGATTTGCTTTCAGGATTTTATCAACAAATTTATCAAATTTTAATTGATTTGTTTTTTGACGAACTACAACTTTTACGATCTTTTCTTCTAAGTATGTAGTATCAAACTTCTTATAATCCGTATCTTCATAATATATTCTTTCAAACATATTATATGGATTTTTAAAATGTTCTAATTCATATGTATCTGTATCAAAAATATGAAATCCTCTTGTATCATCTACATCGGTCCAAAACATTTGATAAGGATTGCCAAGATAAAATATCTTACCATTATTTGATTTGGTATGATAATGCCCTGAAAATACTCTATCAAACTTATCAAATTTTTCTGGTTCCAATCCCTCGGTTTGAAGATGTCCAGGATAAGCAGCAAACCCAGATAATTCAAGATGCCCAAAAACAACTTTTGCTTTTGTTTTTTTAATTAAATTATAAGATTCTTCTTCATTATCTGTACATATCCAAGGAAGCATTAATGTATTCAAACCATCAATACAAAATTCTTTTGGTCTGGATATTGGAATAACATTATCATATTGTTGTAGTAATGAATCAATAGCATTTACTTCGTTTGAATTTTTATAATATGCATCGTGATTTCCTACAATATTATAAACTCGAATTCCAAGTTTTTGAAATCTATCATATACATTTGTCTTTGCCCATTCAAGTGCCCAATAATCAATTCCTTTACGATTATCAAAAGCATCACCCAAATGAACTACCGTATTGATGTTTCTTTCTTCTAATTTAGGAAAAAACACATCATTATAAAATTTCGCAAAATAATCGTGAAAAGATTTATTTGCTTTTTTGAACGAATAGTGAGTGTCTGTGAGTAATCCAAGTTTCATTGGTTCATCTTAATATGCACATTATCTTTAATTGTATTGTAATCTGAATTAAATCCACTTTCATCAGAGGTAAATACTTCTTCAAATCCACTACGTTCAATAATTTTTTCTTTTATTTCCATTTGCCTTTTTTCTCTTTGAATTCTACGAAGAAAAGCATAATAGACAATCTGTGTAAAATAAGCAAAAGGATTTGAACGTTCTACATCAAAGTTGTGAATATACTGAACGCAATTTTCAATTCCATCAGAAATCATATCTTCACGAAACATATAGTTTACAAAGTTTGGACGATATGATAAGTGAGTTGCAATCTTAAAGAAACATTCGCCAATATATTCTGGTATTCTTGGTTTTGGTAAGTTTTTTTCTTTTGCTGAATCCACTTTTCTTTTATAAACAATCAAAGCATCGTGAAAATCTTTATTGTTTACATAGTGTGGATTCTTACTTGATTTATTCATTTTTAGACTTATATTTGTTCTTATTATATCACAATAATCAAAAAGTTGACAAGTTTCATAAACACGATTAGAATCACTCTGTTGGTTTTGAAGGATAGGGTTTAGCTATTAGACTTATAGAGTTTTTCCAAGGATATTCTGGCATCAGCAACAGAAGAAACGAAACCCATATTTGGACTTATTTCAGATTTACAATATTTTTTATCTTTACTTCTAAGATATTTTTCATAGATTTTAATGAGCATTTTATCATTCACTTCGGTTATTGTAATAACTTTATCCATATTTACTATAAACATTTCATCTTCTGTGTATTTCATCCAGGGTTCTACTTTAAGTGCTTTCAATCCTGTATGACGAATTGTAATAGTTTCTATTGTAATTGGATTATCAAGAATTAAAATAACTCTATTTTCTTCTGTGCAAGGGCAAACTTTTGAAAATATTTCTTCACCAGATACTAATTTAATAGTTGCATAAAATTCTTCTTCCATTATTTTTTTTCCTTAAAGTTAATTTGAATAATTTCATAATTAAACTGTTCTTCATTATAGATTTTAATTCTTTCAATCAAATGATTAAGTGTATAATTTTTTCTTGACTTATAAGTGGTATCGTCAGCAATATCATAAAGAACTGCTTGTGTTTTATTTTCTCCTTTACGAAGAACTCTACCAATACTTTGCAAATTTCTTATTCTTGATTTGGAGGGAGAAGCAAAAATAACATTATGAAGATTCTTGATGTTAATTCCAGTAGAAAATGTACCATATGATGCAACAATAATCGCATTATTTTCTTTTTCAGTAATTTCTCTTACTTTTTCTCTCTGCTCAGTATCTACTCCACCATGAATAAAAAATATTTTTCTATTAGTTGATGCTGAATTATTTATTAGTTCATAAATTGGTTGCCCATGACTTTCAACACGATTAAAAAGAACCAAACTATTCCCTTTTAAATCTAAAACAAGATTTTTAATAAATTTATTTCTTTTTTCGTGAGTAATTAAATATTGAATTTCATCTTCATATTCATCAAATTTATGTTCATCGTGTTTTAATAAAAGAACTTTAATGTTTAATTTTGACAAATGACCTTTTTCAATTAGTTCTTTTGTTTGAGTAACTTTATAAGATGGTCCAAACAATCCTTCAAGTACCCACTTGTGGGTCTGTGACCCATCCAAGGTGCCTGTAAACCCATATCTATACTTTGTATTATCTAATTTAGTCATAATGCTTATAAGGGATTTTGACTTAAACTGGTGTGCTTCATCACCAATCACTACATCAAAATCTTCAAAGAATGTTCTGGAAAGATTATAAATGCTCTGCCAAGTTGTGATAATTACATTTTTATCAGTAGATTTTTCTTTACCAGAATAAATTCTATGACAATAATCTTCCACATTCCAACCATAATCTTCAAAATCTTTATACATCTGTTCCACTAAACTTGTAGTAGGAACTATAAGAAGTATCTTTTTTTCTTTTTCTGTAAAATATCTAACAATTGAATAAATCATCAAAGATTTTCCAGAAGCAGTTGGTGATACCAATAACTTACGATTGTATTTTAAAGCATCATAAACTGCATTTATTTGATAATCTCTTGGTTCGTGTCTTGATATACTTTTCATATAATCGGAAACACCTTCATAAGATATCATCTCATTTTCTTCAAATGGAAGACCATAAAATTTATTATCTTTAAATTCAACTGAATATTCTGCTTTTTTTGCCCAGGATACTAACTTATCTAAAAGACCAACATAAATCTCACCAGTATGATTGCTATATAAATGAATTTTGCCATCCCAATATTTGTTTCTATATTGGGGCATAAAACGAGCATTTTCTATTTCAAAAGTAAAATAATCAAATAATTCTTGATGAATATGTGGTTCTGTTTCTACTTTTAAATATATTTCATTTTTCTTTTGTATAATAATATTCATTATATTCCTGTTACAAATTTGAGAAATTCAATTGAGTTTTTAATTTGATAAGTTCTATTTTGTATTGTTTTTAAAATACTATCCAAATAATTTAACATCGTTTGGTAATAATCTATTTTGGTTGCAGATTTCATTAAATCTTTATCTGCATCCATATACTTATCTATATCTGCTTTCAAAACCTTATAATCAAATGGATCTTTTTTGTAAATTTCTGGTTCTGCTTTACCAGAATAATACATCCATTTGTCTTTTTTTAATACTTTATAATTATTTTCTTCTATTTTTTTTAAAAGTACAATATTGTTATAGATTTTATAATATTTTGCGTGAAGTAAAGGAGTCTTTATAGATTCATTATGTAGATTGTCTGGATCTATTTTTGAATCCTCCTCCCATAATAATTGAATTTCGTCAAGATTTATCATACTAATGAAATAATATCGTAAATTGTATACTTAAATGATATAGTAGAAGTAACATACTCTACATCTGAAACCTTTGCATCAAAAGAAATTTCAGATAATGAAACCGGAAATAAACCTTTAAAATTAACTTGAACTATTGGATTGAAATTGCTATTATAAACTATTAAAGAACCATCAGATTGACCAGAAAATGCAGTTTGTTTTCCTGGATTTTGTTGATCTTGATTTAATAAGTTCTGATATTCTCCTAAATTGTCTGGATATCCAAATCCTCTTAACCAATTATGAACGGTCAAGTAATTTTCTAAATTTTCATCTACAAAGAATTTTAAATCCAAATCTTCATAAGTTAATTTATCACCAGGAATGGGAATATCTTTTAAGTATGTTGGTTGGATCGCAACTCCAAGATTGATTCCTGGAATTACAGTTGAATTTGAAAAGAAATCAACCTTTGGGTATTTTGCTAAATTAAATTTAAAAACGTTGGATGCTAAGTAATTTCTATTACTTAATTGTCCAGACCAAGGAGTTTGAGTCATTTTTATTTTTATTTATTTTCATAAAAAAAACCTCCCATTTCTGGGAGGTTGAAATGTGTGAAACTAATTTTCACATTAAGTTGTCAACACGTACTCTTCTGTAATAACGGTTTGAACTTGCTTTGAGTCTACCAAGACCTTGGTTAGTAGCATCTCCTTCCGCAAATGG